CCACGAATACTGTGCAGCCGTCAACACCCGAAACGACCAGACCGCCGACTTGGTGCCCTTCGCCTGCGCCACCCCCGCCCCGTTGAGTGACATAGGCTGTTCGATATAACGGAAATCCCCCTGCTCCAAAATGTCCTGCGGAACCGCCACCGAATTAATCACAGGGGTACTCATGGGGTCACACCGCCGGCCACCTTCGCAGCCATCTGCTCATAGATGATCGCCATAAGCGCATCTGCAAAGGGTAGCCCCTCGCTGCGGTCCGTGAAGCCGGCGAAGATGCGCTCGGCAAGCCTGCTGCCGATGCTGCCCATGCGGGCTATCACACCCTCGTTCTCGAACTGGCTTTCCATTTGGCTGGACACCGGCCCGGCCACGTCCTGCGTCGTTCTGGCCACCCCTCCAACCGCCTTGGTAGCTAAAGCCTGTATCGTGCTGGGTGCCAGGTTGTTGAACTCGCCGGACACCTCGCCCGCTATCTCCTGCGCCAGCGCCGTCATGTTTGCCTCGCCGGTCAACATCCGGCGCAGTCTCTCTTTGGCCCGCTCTTTGTCAATCAGCTCAGGGGCAAGCCCATCCTCGAAGTCTCGCAGCTTCTGGGCGGCCATCGTCTTTACGTCCGTCTTACCGAACGCCTCCCCGAACAACGCCGGAAACTTGGTGTTGAGATAAGCGGCCCATGGGCTGGCGTATCCATTCACCGCCACGTCAGCCAAGCGCCGCGCATCCTCGTTGATGGCATCCTGACGGGGCAGAAGGTCAGCCGAGTTGACACCAACGTCCACATTCAGCGCACCGGCTAGGATGGATTGCAACTTGCCTGACACCTTGTCAACGGCCGTGGCCGTGCGGGTCAACACCTTCTCGTGTTCCTTGACCAGCCCATTGGTTGCTAGCCATTGGTCGGCGTACTCCTGCAAGAAGAACGCCCGGTCCTCTTCGCTAACCCCCATGTCATCCAGCAGCAAGGCCTGGGACCGCAGAGCGTCATTTAGATCCCGGTACGAAGACGCTGCCGCCGCCGCTCCCATGTCGCCCAGATTGCCCAGCAGACTACTGCGGTACGACCCGGCGATACCCGCCACTTCCCTCATCACGCCCGCTAGCACCTGGTCGGCGTATGCTTGATTCAGGGCCGCCGCTGCCGCTGCGTCGTGCGCCCTGGTCAGGTTATCTGTAGCCGCCGCCGCTCCGCTGTATGCCCTTTGTGCCGCGTCGATCTCCTGTACTTGCTTCAGATAGGCATCGGCGCCCACCAGCGCAGTTATAGCCAAGGCCCGCTGCTGCTCTAGCCAATCCCGCGCCGGCCCCTGGGCAGTCTCTATTTCTTTGCTGAGCATGAACACCCGCAGCCGGTAGAAGTCCACCTCGGCGGCAGCCTGCTTGAGCGCCCGCTGGTGATTCTCAGAGATCGGCTCCGTGGTCAGCATGTCGGCGGCCGCACGGGCAGCCTCGGCGATCTTCTCAGCCACCACCGCCGCAGCCGGGGCGAAGAGTGCCCCCAGCGCATCCTTGGCGTTGGCCAGTGCGGCATCCATCCGCTCGAAGCTGCTGGCCAGATCGTCGCCCTTGGTGGCGTTGGCAGCCAGCAGGCCGGCACTTTCACGGATGGCAGCGTTGACCAATGCCTGCTTTTGTTCGCTATCCGTCAGCTGATCGGCGGCCTTGCCGAGACTGGCCGCATATATGTCATTCGCCTTCGCGGCGTCTAGCGTGAATCCCAGATCGTCTAGGATTAGCGGGGATTTTCTCCCGATCCCCAGCACTATGCGGTCAAAGGCTTGGGCCGTCGTCAAGCCGAATGCCTTGCCTCTTGCAGCTGCTATCTCTAGCAGCTTGGACATATCCTCGGCAGACTTGCCCACGCCCAGCAGCATGGCCCGGTTGGCGTTGGCGATCAGGGCCGTGTCGTCGATCGTGCCCTGGCTGGCCTTCCTCATGGCCGCCAGCATGACGGTGGACGATGCCCCGGCCGCCGTGGCCAGGTCCTCGAATGATGACGCTAGACGCATACTGCTGGCAGACGCCCGGGCCAATTCGAATGTGTCCGTAGCCAGGCGCACAGCAGCCAACGCCGCCGCCGCTATGCCTGCGCCCTTGGTTAGAGACGTAAAGCCCCGATTAAGACCAGACAGCGTATTGTCCAGCCCCTTGATCGGGCCGCTGGCCTTATCTCTCGCCTCTAGCACGATGCCTAGCTTGCTGTCAGCCATCCTCAGTTTCCCCGATCAGCTTGTCGTGTTCTACAACCGCCGCCGCTATGTCTGGCGGCAGTGTGGGAATGTCTCCCGCCACAAACATGGCACGGGTTTCCTCTATACTCTCGATGGCCTGCGCCTCAAACGCCTTCACGTGCCGGCCCCAGTCGATGTTATCTATCTCGTCCAAGAACCGGCCGGGGAACCGGCGCAGCATCCAGCCGTCTAGTTGCGCTCTGGTTGGGGACGGGCGGGTTTCATCGTCGGCTCTTTGCCGTTGGACGATAGCCGCCCGCTCACGTTTCCCAGGGTACGCAGATCCAGGGTTGCCTGACTCAGCACGCCCCCCACGAATCCCAGCAGACGCAGATCGAGGTCGTCAAGTACATCTTCGGTGACGATTGACGGGTCAGTGATTGGCTCGCCGTCCTGCTTCTCTAGGTGGCAGGCCGTCACCTTGCGGCGCCAGATGTCCATAAACTCCGGCCCCTCCGCCTCATGCATCTCCCGCACTTCGCGCCGGGTCCAGCTAGGAGACACTTCTATCCAGTTGTCCCCGAGGCCGTCCATGTCGCAATAGTAACGCATGTTATGCCCTCACTGGCGTGCCACTCGCTCCGATGGTGCCGGACCACATGATACCCGCCGATGGGTTGCTGGCGTCGATGGTGTAGTTAGTGAGAAACGCCCCCACATCGGTAGCAGATGTCCATGTGTAGCTGATTGTATCGATGCCAACAACCAACGTGGCATCTGCCGAAGCGCCCGGCGCCACCATCTCCGGCCCCAGATAGCCATCGAGGGTCACATCCCACGGGCCGCCAACGTTGACGGACCAGCTCGCATTGCCTGGGATGCTGGTATTGTTGGCGGTGTCTAGAAAATCAGTCGTGTCGATGGCCTCAACCACAGCCTGCATACTAGCCGTGTTCAGATACCCGGTGAGTGCGTTGCCCCCGTAACTGACGGTAACGTTGCCTGCTACTTTCTTCGGTGCCATGTTGATACCCCTTTACTGCGTGACTCCCGCCACGCAAGCTATACAGACGACGGCAAAAGACGTTGCCCCGCCCAGACTCGTAGTGTTGATGCGCAGCCACTGATTGACAACGCCGCTCATGGTCAGCGTCTGCACGCCAACGGCCGAGAACGTAAACGTGCCCTCGCTGGCGTAGGTGCCCCCTTCGGTTGCGCTGCTCTCTATGTCGATGGTCGCCCCCGTTGCCGTGCCAGTAATGGTCTGCACAAACAGGTAGCCGGTGCCACCCGCAGCGCCAGCAGCGCCGAAGTCATAGGCAGTGCCTCCCCCTGTCCCGGAGAGGGTAGAGGCCCCCGCCTGGATGCGTAGCCCCCGCTTCATGCCACCCCCGGCGGGCCAGTTGCCTGACAACGTAATCAGGCCATCTATCGGCGCGTCTACCGTCAACTGCTGGCCCCAACTTGTGTCGCATACGTAGGCGGGGCAGGCGGCCTGATTGGTGCCGAACAGGGCGGCGATGTAGGCGGGTGTGGCACTGCCCAGCCGCTGCTTTAGTTCGTACTCCAGTTCTCCGGCATCGGCCCCAGCATAGTAACCACCATGCTGAATGGAGGCGCCTTGCAGATTGCCCGGTATGCTAGTGCTGGTCACTGCCTGAAAACCGGTAGTGTCTAGCGTCGCCACGGTGCCGGCCATGATGACCCGGTTGCTGTCCCCGGAGAAGTCGAACTGATCTACCAGGATACGGGTGTAACGTGCGGAAACTGCGGCCATGCTATTCACTCCCCACTACTGTAGCGATTACGGCCCAGTAGACAGCGGTGCCAATGTCCAGATAGTCGGTCCGCATTTCCCAGCCATCAATCTGCTGGTTAGCGGCCATCTCAGTCTTGAGTGCAGCGTTAAGGTTGTCTACCAGCGCCACGGTTGCGCCGAAGTTGGCCTCGCCCGTGCTCTGCATGGTAGCATCCACTATGGCCACCATCTCCACCGTCACCGTATCCAAGCCAGATACCCCGGTAAACGTGACAATTCCATTCCGTTGTGACGGGATGCGCGGGAATAGAGACGGCATGTTCGCCGTGGATAATTGGTCCGGCGTGTAGTCGTATGCCCGTGTTACACCCGTTACGCTCATAGCCGATAGGCTGGCAACGAATGATGCCATAGTCAGTGCCATCACTTAACCCGCTTGCGATAACTGCTCAGAACGTCCATTACATCGGACGGTAGCCGGCTCGGTAGGATAGTGGCATTGCCTGCGATGATGGGCCTGTCCAGATCGGCGGCGTTGTCCTTCTGCCGGTACAGGTAGCCAGCCAATCTGGTACAGGCTTGCACGATGTCAGCCGGCGCCGTGGTGCTGAATGCCCACTTGCCGGTTACTGTCACTGCATCCTCTGGGTCATCGCTGCTGTCAGACTCCCACGCCACGCCAGACGATGCCCGCAGGCGGATGGCGTAGTATGGTGTGGTATTGCGTGGCTCGGTTGCGTACTGGGCACTGGTGACCGTTGTACCGTCTCCGTTGGTGATGCTGGTGATGCTGGCCAGGTCCGCATCGAGATACAGCATTGCGCCCACCGTATCCCGCACGGAATCGAACGAGCGACTGGTATCGCTGGTCGCCTCGAACGTGCGATAGGTGTAGGCGTCGATGATGGCTTTCGACCGGTCGATCAGCGACTCAAGCAACACATCGTCGCCGGCACCGCTCACCCCAAGATAGTTTTTCAGGTCCGCAACCGTGATGTAAGCCATGCTTTACCCCAGCGCCAGGTAGGTGAGATCATCCCCGGCATTGTCGCAGATGCGATAGAATCGGTTTAGGTTGTCCACCAGCAGCCACCCGGTTTCTTGCCCGGCTGCCAGCTCCAGGCCCGTGGTCACATCGGTAGTCCCGTCAACCTTAGTCACAGCTGCCCCGCCGATGTACACGTTGCCGGCGTTGCTGGCCACCGCTTTAAAGTTGACCATGCGGCAGGTGACCGTGGGCATCACCAGCGCCGTAGCCGAGCCGGCCAGCTCGCCGCACTTGATGGTGCCAAAGCCCGCTGCCTGCTCTACTATGCTGCCGTCTGGCATTCGCTCGATTTGCATGTATGGACCTCCAGTGGGCCGGGGGCACTTACTGCCCCCGGCCCGTGATGTTAGTCAATCAGGCTGGTCGGCTGCACCTGATAGCGCGGGTCAAGCACGATGGCCAGGATGCCCCCGAGCACGGCCCCGTCGGCTTCCTCGGCCATGTCTAGGCGCACGTAGCGATAGCCTTCTTCGGCCAGCTCGGCCGGATCCACCCATACCTGGTAGATGTGATTGGAACCGGCTGTAGTGACGAAGCCGGCCGCCGTGGCTGCGGTCCATGCGCTCCATACGTCCGTAGCCGTATTGGTGCGGTATGTAAACGGAACTGCCGCCGTCGTGGTGGGCGTAATATCATCACACGCCTCTACAGTGACAGTTGAGGTGCCGGTAGTCCCGACACCCTTGTAGATGATGAACAAGACGCCACTCCCCGCGGCGTCGATCACGTCGCTGTTCACAGTTGCCCCAGCGAAAGCGTCGGTATCTGGGGCCAGCCCGTGAACAATATGATCTGCGAAGTTCATAGTAATGCTCCTTTAGGCCCGCGTGGCCACGGTAACATAAGGCGACACGGTGCTGCTTCCCTTGAACGGGGTTAGCGCGCTGTTCCACACCGGCTGCCCATCGACTCGGTAGATGAATCGATACACGGTCTGGTCAGTCAAGAACTGCACATGGATCGAGGAGGCGCTAGAAATGCCGCCCTTTTCAATCATCTGGTATTCGCTCGGGTCAATCAGGATGATGTCCCCCACGGTGCCCAGTGTGGCACAGCTCTCATGCACGATGACAGGCCGCCCGAACAGGGTGCCGTATGGCGTGCCAGACAGCCCACCCGGAGGCGTGTACACCAACTGACCACCCGCCGTACCAACAGCCAGAGACAGCGCATACAGTTGCGGTAGCACGTCCTGGTTGATCAGCCATACGGCATTGCGCTGGCTGCGTGCCCAGAGCCGTGACCACATCTTGAGTACATTCTGCGTCACAAGCGTTGTGGCCGCCTGCCCGCTCTCTTTAGAAACGCTAACGGTACTCCCGCCGTTGAGGATGCCCAACGGCTGGCCAGTGCCAGATCCGTTGATGATGCTATCCTCCACGATGAAGCGCAGCTCTTCGGGAACCAGGCGCATCACGTAGGATTCCAGCGCCGACACATCGGCCAGCAGCTCATCGGTGGCGTAGACCAGGGCTGCAGCCTTGCGCAGGCGCAGATCCATCGTGCGGAATGTGGGTGAGCTTGACGTGATGGTGCTGGCCTCAGCCACCCAGTACCCCCGCACCCCGCCTTGGCGACTGCCAGCCACCCGGCTCGTCTCAGCGTTGGCGTAGAACGTCATGCCTGCCGAGTTGGGTCCAATACCGGTCATGTTGACACGGCGCAGAAGCTCGCCTGTTTCGTAGACACGCTCCAAGATGCCGGAAGCCCGCTGGTTGTCTACCAGGAACCCGCCGCCCTGGGGCAGTGTCTCACCCATGCCGGTGGGCGCAGCCTTGTATGCAGCCTTGGTCACGCTGCCTACAAAGTCAGCACCTAGGGCCTTGGTCATGTCGTAGCCCTGCTCATCCATC